ATGCCAGGAAAAATGAAAACTAAATATGCAGCTAAAGGAACTATGGGAATGAGAACTAAGTATGGTGCTAAAGCTGGTGGATTAGTAAAAAAGAAAGCAGGTAAAGTTGTATTATCTGGTATGGCTGCACGTAGAAATGCAAGAAGAGGCAATATGTAATGGCAAAGCTTTGTCCAAAAGGTAAAGCAGCAGCAAAAAGAAAATTTGATGTATACCCATCAGCTTATGCCAATATGTATGCATCAGCAGTATGTTCTGGTAAAATAAAACCTGGTGGTAAAAAGAAAAAGAAAACTACTAAAAAGAAAAGAAAAACTACTCGTAGGAAAAAGAAATGAGTTTACGTAAATGGGTAGGAGAAAAATGGGTAGACATAGGAGCACCAAAAAAAGATGGTAAGTTTCAACCTTGTGGTAGAAAAAAAGCTAAAGGAAGTAAACGTAAATATCCTAAATGTGTTCCATTAGCAAAAGCTAAAAGAATGACAGCAGCTCAAAGAAGGTCTGCAGTAAAAAGAAAAAGAGCTAAAAAACAAGGAGTAGGTGGAAAACCTACATTTGTATCAACATTTAAGAAAAAGAAAAAATCATGAAGATAACATCTGAGTTAATTGATACAGTGCATAATATATCTTGGTTTGATGGAATACTTTATATCATACTTGGTTTAGGTGTTTATGCAGCATACAGATGGATAAAAAATAAAATATAATTCGTTTGACTCATTGAGTTGGAAGTAGGGTAACTGAAGAAACGCACTAACTTTAATTAGGAGGTGTGTCATGAATAATCAAACATTATTTATATTTAAAAAACAACAACAAGAATATAACATGGTAAGAAAATTAAAAAAAGTATCAAGACAATTAGAAAAAGCCTCTAGATTACATAAAAGACAATCGGAGATTGTAAAAAAATATGTCAAACAAACGGAAAAAAAGAAAAGACCCAAAAGTAGGAACAGGAAAAAAGCCTAAGGGTTCTGGTCGTAGATTATACACAGACGAGAATCCAAAAGATACAGTATCTATAAAGTTTGCAACAGAAAAAGATGCAAGAGATACTGTAAAGAAAGTAAAAAAAATTAAAAAACCTTTTGCTAGAAAAATACAAATATTAACTGTAGGTGAACAACGAGCTAAAGTTATGAAAAAACATAAGATAGCTGGCATCTTTAAAAAAGGTAAAGAGACTATTAGAAATCAACATAATAAAACAAAGACAGGTTAATGGCACAATCAGGAACATATAATTTTAATTTAGATATAGATGAAGTAATTCAAGAAGCAATGGAAATGATTGGTGGTGAAGAAACACTAGGTCATGAACCACAATCTGCTAGACGTTCTATTAACTTAATGTTAAATGACTGGCAGAATAGAGGTGTATTATTATGGAATACAGATACAACAACAGTAACAGTATCATCTAGTGTTACTACATATGATTTAGCTTCATCTGCAATAGATGCTTTAGTTGTAACTTTTCAACCAAACAGCACATCAGCAGAAACTAAATTAGAAAGAAAATCATTTGAAGAATATCACATCATACCTAATAAATTTCAAACAGGTAGGCCTACACAATATACTGTAAAAAGAAATTTAGCTAATCCCAAAATATTTTTATACCCTGTGCCAGATGCAACTGGTCTTCTACAGGTAGAATTAATACGTCAAGTACAAGATACAGATAAATCATTTCAACAAAATGCAAATGCTCCAGTAAGATTTTTACCTTGTCTTACTGCAGGTCTTGCATATTATATGGGATTAAAAAGACCTAATATACCTGGTGATAGATTAAAGTTATTAAAAGCAAACTATGAAGAATTATTGCAAAGAGCAATGGAAGAAGATAAAGAAAGAGCAAGTATATTTTTTAAACCTAAATTAAGAATTATTTAATGGCTACTGAAAAAAGAGCAATAGCAATGTGTGATGAATGTGGTTTTGTTTATCCACTACGAGTAATGAGATTAACTAGCTATAACACACTAAGATGTCCAACATGTTTTGATGGTCGATATGATTTACATAATCATCCACAAAATAGAGTTCCAGATGTTAGAGAAGACCCAGCTATAAGACATGCTAGACCTGATAATGGTGGTAGAAATTTAGAATGGCAACTTGTGGATATAACATGGAATGATGACTCAACACAAATTGGTAGAGATTGGGATACAATATGACAACACTAACAGGAAGATTAATAAATAATACGTATAAGCAACTATTAAAAATAGGTGTTTCTACTAATACTGGTATTACAGGTTCTTTAGTAACAATACAAGATGGTGATGGTAGTGCTACAGCTTTACAATTAGCTACAAGTGCTGCTCAAATAAATGGTAGTCTTTCTGTTACTGGTAATACTTTTGTGGGTGCAAAGTTTGGAGTATCAGGTGATGCTTCTGTAGCCGGTAACTTTCAAGCACATAGTAAAGTTTGTGCTAGTGCTTTTTATGGTGATGGTTCTAATTTAACAGGATTAGTATTTACAGGTGATGTATCTGTATCTAGTTTAATAGTTACTAATAATGTAACTGTAGGTGGTAATGTTACTATTGGTGGTAATATTATGGTATCTGGTGGTGAGATACAAGTTAAAAATACAGGCACACAATCTAATATAAAACTATATTGTGAATCTGCTAATGCACACTATGCAGCTTTACAAGCTCCACCACATTCTTCTTTTAGTGGTAATATAACAATAACACTTCCATCAAGTGCGGCAACATTAGTTGGTACATCTACTACTGATACATTAACAAATAAAACATTTGGTGATAAAGTAGATTTTAATGATGATGTTTGTATTAGTGGTGATTCAGTTCTTGTAGGTAATGCAACGATAGGTGGTACACTATCTGTTGGTGGTGCTGTAAATATGTTAAGCACAGCAACTGTATCAGGCACAGCAGGTTTCTTAGGAGCTATTAGAGTTTCAGGTAATGCCTCTGTAGGTGGTACATTAGATGTTGCAGGTAATGTAAGTCTTGGAGGTAATGTAACTGTAAAAGGTGATGTTCATGTTAGCTCTAAAGTTTGTGCCTCTGCATTTTATGGTGATGGTACAAACATTACAGGTATACCTATTACAGGTAATATATCAGTTTCAAATGCACAAGTAGGTGGTACATTAAAAGTATCCTCTACTGCAACTATAGAAGGTGAGACACATTTAAAAAGTGCATTAAGTGTTGGAGGTGCAGTTAATCTTGCAAGCACATTAACAGTAGCAGGTAATACATCATTAGCAGGAACTGTATCTGTAGGAGGTGCAGTTAATCTTGCAAGCACTTTAACAGTAGCAAGTAATGCAAGTATTGCTGGCACACTTGATGTAGGGGGTAATGTATCATTAGGTGGTAATGTTACAGTTAAAGGAGATGTGCATGTAAGTTCTAAAGTGTGTGCTTCAGCTTTCTTTGGAGATGGTTCTAATTTAAGTAACATTACTGCTGTTGTTCAAGGTAATATATCAGTTTCAAATGCTACTATAGGTGGTAATTTATATGTAAGTGGTACTACTACAGTTGTAGGTGCTGCACATTTACAAAGCACAGTTAGTGTCAATGGTGCTGCAAACTTTAATTCTACAGTTACTATTAAAGGAGATGTTTCAGTATCTGGTGATATGAATATTGGAGGTCATACTACAATAGCTGGAGCAGTGTCATTAGGTAGTACATTAGATGTAAATGGTAATACTTCTATAGGAGGTACATTTTTAGCAACAGGTAAAGCAGAATTTGAAGATGATGTTTCTGTATCTGGTAATGCTATTGTTGGAGGTACAGTAAGTCTTGGTGGTGGTATAGTAGATGTTAAAAATGCTGGTTCAGAATCTGTAATAAGATTATATTGTGAGTCAGGTAATGCACATTATGCTGAAGTAAAAGCACCTCCTCATTCTGCATTTTCTGGTAATATAAGTTTAGTATTGCCTGCATCTGCAGACACACTAGCAGGATTAGCAGCAACACAAACATTTACAAATAAAACATTTGGAGACAAAACAGAATTTGATAGTGATGTATGTGTATCTGGTAATGCAGCAATCGTAGGTAATGTTTCAATAGGAGGCACATCTAATATAACAGGTAATGCAGAATTTGAAGGCAATGTATCTGTTAGTGGTGATATGAACATTGGAGGTCATGCAACTATTGCAGGAGCTGTATCTCTTGGTAGCACATTAGATGTTGCAGGTAACACATCAATAGGTGGTACATCTAATATTACAGGTAAGGCTGAGTTTGAAGATGATGTATCAGTAAGTGGTAATGTTGCTATTGGAGGAACAACAACAATAACAGGTGCAGTATCTCTTGGTAGTACATTAGATGTTGCAGGTAATGTTTCTGTTAGTGGTGATTTAAATATTGGTGGGCATGCAACTGTAGCAGGAGCAATGTCTATTGGAGGAGCAGTATCAGTAGGTGGTGCTGTTAATTTATTATCTACAGCTACAGTAAGTGGTGCAGCAGGTTTTTTAGGTACAATAAGAGTATCAGGCAATACTTCATTAGAAGGACAATTACAATTAACTAAAAGTGCAGCAGCAGTTGTATGTGCAACAGCTATTAATGGTGTAGCTTCAGTATCATTAAATTTTGGTAATGCACAAAACTTTAGTACAACAGTTACAGCAGCACATACATTAGCTAAACCTACAGGATGTAGAACAGGACAAACAGGAAGTATTTTCTTGACACAAAGTGGAGGAAGTGGTACAATGGCATATAATGCAGATTTTAAATTTATAGGTGGCACAGACCCAACCTTATCAACAGATAATGGTGCAGTAGATAGATTAGATTATATTGTAGTATCTGCATCTAGTGATGGAGTTGGAGGAGATATTCAAATGATAATTTCACAGGCATACGCATAATGGGAGTATTTCAAAATCATTTAATGGGAGCAGCAGCAGCAGCAAGTGCAGGTGCAGCAGCTT